TACGGATTTGAATGTCTTATCGTATCTAAACTCAGAACTCGAACCCAGATTTCCGTCATCATTAAATTGTATCTCTCTATTTGCACCGGCAGGAACACTGGATATTTTAGTCTTTTCGGTTTGGGTAACGAATTTATTGGTCCTGCCTACATCACTTAAATCGTCGGTATTAAGAACTACTGCACCAGTCTTGGAATTTACAGATGAAACGCCCACAGTAGAAGGGTTTATCCATTCCGTATCATAATCTACTTCAGATTTTTTTGACAGAATCTGCCCAGCAGATCCATCGGCAGGTACTCCTGGTCCGGCGGGTCCGGCAGGACCTACATCGCCCTTGGTATCACTTATATAGTCCTGATAAGCATCGGAATGGGTTTCAATTGGGTCTCCGCTGGGTACAAGACTTACTGTTACGTTTAAAACTGCTGTCATATCACCTCACTGACGGTAGTTATACCCATTGCTAAATTCAGAACTTCTATGGCAGGGTTATTCATCAATAAATATGGTTGAGGTTGTATCTTATAATAATAAGCCATCCTAGGGTTGTTGCCTATGACATCATCTGCAAATACACTCGAATCAAGATAAATGTCTACCTGTTCCCCATCCAATAAGAATTGGAATTCTTCACCATATTTCTTGTTATATTCCCGAACCATTTGAAATAACTTCTTTTTGCTGCGACAGTCTATATATATCAATATTCCGAGTTCACCAAGATATTCCTTTATCTTCGAACCGTTTTTAGTCCTCATAACCATTCTCTGCTTATCTACGCCGACATCATAAACCTTTACGCCACAAATAGGGTCTGGAGATAGCTCTTCATAGTCCTCGCTTCTGACGGGGCAAATAGCTCTTACGGTCGCACCAGAATTGAAAGCATTTGCTAGAGGCGTGATTAACCCGCCTTCCCGGTCCTTTAAATATACGGTTTCTATGGTTCCGGAACCATCGTCTATTTCTAATACCGTCGTATCATTTATGTAGCCTTCTATACCGCTCAGACCAAAAGCTATTTGTGATGCGCCTATTGCTGCAGAAGCCGTTAGAGTCGTCGAGACCCCGTAGTCAAGGTTTATGTGATTTTTGACAGCCGTAATTACATCGACATCCATATTGTAGGAAGTCTTTCTGTAACCCGCATAATCCCAGAATATAGTGAGTTCTGCGACCAAATTGGTAAGAACTATAGTTGTTGAAGGTGTTGTCATGGCCGAACAGTCTATCAAGATATGGGTCCACTGCCTACGCTGAAAATCCTTTTTTTGAAATGTGAATGTTTGACCACCAACAGTTAAAGTGAAAAGATCATTGTATAATGTATCCCTCAAATAGACATAAAAACTTATCTCTTCATAATTTGAAAGTGCCACCGAAGTATATGTGAGAGTAGCTGTTTTACCCAGCTCAGTCCAAACAATTTTTTTGCTGCTACCGTCTATACTTGTATCAGTATTGTTAGTTACTGTGACGCCCGTAGCTGAAGTTGTCCACACCTGACTCGCGAATTCTGTAAACATTATTTAAGGACCCTATCTATATATTCGTGAACAGCCTTACTATCCATGTCTTCTTCAAGATATCTTTTAAGAGATCTTGGTACAAATGGTCTGGGCGGAACAATAATCCATTTATCGCTTCCAATTACACCCTTAAATGTAGTTTTTTTATTTATTGTCCCGAGCGGAACGTTTTGTTTAGCTAACCAAGCACGAACCTTAAAACCTTTTGTGCCCGGACCACCAGATATTGGAATTCTGTAACCTGTGTGTTGTATAATTGCCAAATCAGCAAATGTTAAATTCTTCCCCGGAACTTTTTTTGACGGGTTCCAATATCCCGCAGTCGCAGATTTGTCGGCGTTAGAAACAACCTTCATCTCGTCCAACAATTTTCCGGTGAGAAATTCGGGGTTATGTGCCCCTGCTAAAAGAATTGTGATTTGACTTAATGGCAGCAATCTTATTGCGCCAGAAGATAAATTCGCTTTTGTATATGTTTTAAACCTTTTAGCCCGGTGTTCATTCAAATCCTTGGGATTAATCGCATTTTTTATCTTATTGAATTCTTCCTGAACGTAGGCGAGATCTTTTTTATTGAGTTCGACCTTAATACTTATCAAGATTTTCCCCCAATCACCACATAGAGAAAATCATTCGCAAAAGCACTATATGGCTCTACATATCTTATATCATAAGTTTTTTTATCAAATCTGAATCCGCTGTACTTAACTCTCAAATCCTGAACTGTTAAAGATAAATTATCTATCTGTAGCTTTGAGACATAGCAAAGTATTTCTGTGTTCTCAGCCCATGATATTTTCTCCAGAACTTCTCTATCATAAGGGTTGAATCGTATCGGAAACGCTTTTAATATCTGAGTCGTCTCTGTTAATTGCGTGCCAAACTCATCCTTCGTGCCGGGACGGAATAATGTTATGGACAGACCTTGATTGCACACATTGTTCACATGTGTTTTTGCTCTCAACAAAGCTTGAGATGTCATTCTATCATCTACTGCCAAGTTCAAGCTCCTTCAAGTATTCCTTAGAACATCTTATCAATCCATGACGACAATACGGACCGAGTGCAAAATCCGGCGTACTTTTGGCTTCATCTACAGTCATTATGCCATATCTATCCGCAGTTGCCTGGTCGAGCGCGAGTATACTGAGTCCATTAACTTTTTTATTCAAAATATGCTGACAAATTTCACGATCTTTCTGCACCTTCCTGTCATCAATAAGTGCGTATTCCATCACATTTTCATTATTAATCAGTGCCGATACTATATTTGCATTCCTATCAGCATTTAAAAGCGTGGTTCTCGTAGTCAAGTCTATATAGTAATCTATTTTATAATGTCTTGTTTTTTGAATCTCGCCGTCAAATCTCGAGATCTGTATTAAATTTCCTTGAGAAGCGGCACGATATATTTGCGGATATTTTATACGCAAAGATTCTTTGAATCTCAATATCTCACTCTCTAGGGCTTCACCAGTTATACCAGAATTTTTTATGAGCAGATTTTCTGAAATCATTTCGCGCTGCATTGTTCTAATGCTGTTCAAAATAAAATTTTGAGTTTGCGAAAATGTTCCGGAGATCAATCGTTCATACTCAGATATAACTTCATTTGAAATACTTTTTTTGAGTGCAGAATCAGTTATATCCGCTTTTTCAAGTATAGACTTGACATAAGTTTCTTTTACAAATTTAGCAAAATTATCGTTGAAATAAGATATCAATCCCAGAGTCAGCAAGGAAATGTTCCTTAACAAGGCATCGTGGTCCTTTAGTCTCATGGGCCCAGAGGCCATTTCGACTAAATATGTCCTTATGGTGTTATCGTATCTTGATGAAGCCGGAATAAAATATTCATCCGCTAATATATCTATGGCCTCGTTTTCGAATCCGGATTCTACCATGTCAACTAAAGCTTCGAAATTATCATCGCTTATCTCGAACTCTGAATAAAAGTTCGCCGGATTCCTTGTATCTATAGTTATGTACGGTATCACTGTATAATTGTCCTTCCAAATAGTCCCGTACTAGAATCGCCAAAAATAGTACAAGTTCTTTCGAGAGCGTGAATATCAAATCCAGCAAGTTTCCAATAAGTATACATTTTGCCATGGTAGAATTTTAATGAATTGTCTCCCGGGGAAGATGATCCCGAAGCAGTTCCAAGTTTATATGAATAACCCTCAACAGAAAGGTCTTCGTTAGAATTATTCTGAAGCTGAGACGTTTTTGCCTCTCTTTCCTTCAGAAAATAATAACAAATACTAAAGACCTCAGCCCAATATAAGTTGGTTTCGTACTCGTCAAGACCAACTTTATTCTTGGCTTTTATTATGTTGTATTCCGTTTCTCCGATTTTTGGAACAAACATTATACGATAGATATCTTCCGAAACAGAAGTCAACGAGGTCACAAAAAGAGCATCTGACGCAAAACCATAATAAGAATAGACATTCTCTAATTTCGATTTTACGTCAGTTATTGTACTGGTCGAACTTAACATGTTCTGCGCTCACTACTCGGAGGTATGACTCCCTTCCCAGAAAGATTGGTCTGAGTCGTTATATTCATGTTCTCTTTTAACGCAGCCTTTATTTCTTTCATATCTTCTTTGTCGCTCTCTTTCATTTTTTTGATGTCTTTTTCTACTGCCGATACTCTCCAAAAAAGTCTTAATAACGCAACAGTAGTTACTCCGCCAAACGTGAACAAAGGCCAATATTTAAGTAAGAGTTCGAACATCGTAAGACCTCATTATTCCTGGTCTTTTATGTCTTCGTCATGCGTTTCTTCGACAGGTGTTTCCTCCGGCTCCGGAACTTTCTTTGTTTTAGAACCCTTTTGTTTCAATTCTTCTTTAGTTTTATAAGGTGCTTCTTCCTTTCTTTTAACTTCTTTTACTACTTCTTGAACTTCAAAAAAATGTCCTGACATCAGCGCTTCTCTCGCGTCAACGGAATGATCGAATTCCACGATATTATTGTCTTTGTCAACCAGTTGTATTTTAGCCATCTTAATTCTCCTGTAAATTTATTTAAAAATGTTTCCCTCACTTAAGAGGGAAACTATTTTAAGCAAACTCAAACACTACGCTTAGAAAGATAGGCTTTATAATTTATACCACTTGCGATTGTACCCGCAACATGAGTATAAAGCCTTACATATCTCTTCGCCACATTTTCTGCAATAACATTTCTGAAATTTATCACATAACGTCCAAGAGTCATGTCATAATTCCCGAATATCGCAGTAGAAGTCCTGCTACCTTTTGCAAGCGCAACCAAAGATGTTATTCCAGTTGTTGCCGAAGTAACCTTGATTTTACCACCAGAAATTGCTACAGTCTCTGTACTTGAAGTCGCAGTACGTAGAGCTGTTTGAAGTTTCGCCGCTATCCCAGTCCAGTCATCAGTTACGAGAAGAGCGACTGATAGAGTATAGTTGGTACTATCTATAGACATATCTATTTTGTATGTCGCACTCGGAAGAGCTGGCACAGTTGCGCCGACAAGAGATGCTTCTGAATTAGTTATCGTCGCATATCCAGCAGTAGGGCCAGCAGTACCCGCAACAGGAGTGTCATACACGAGAGTGTATCCGCTCAATCTGTTTATATGAGTAACCAAATCATAGTCTGCGGCACCGAGTTGTATGTTCTCGAGTTCATAGACATCATCTGAAAAATCAGAGGTGCTACTTGCCTGTATAGCTATTCTATAGCTTTCATCTCGGCTCGCAACTTCACATGCTGTCACATCTATAACTACATCAGCTTCAACGATTCCGGAACCGAGGTCTATTATTTTAGCAGCAGAAGATACGGTGGCAGCAGCCGAAGCCGCCACCAAACCCGCATCTTTCATTACGAGGAGAGAATCGAAAGATTTTGTAACCTTCATTATTCCCCCTTATCTCAGTGCGAGATAAGCTGTGGCATCGAAACCAGCAACAGTTCCCGCAATAGTATAATAAAGTCTAAGATACCTTTTTGTGGTATCATCCTTTATCATATTGTTAAAAGGTATGACATACCTTCCAGTAGTCATATCTGTGTCACCAGCAAGAGCGGCGGCATCACCAAGAGCAAGAGAAGCTACCTGATAAATATCACTCGCAAAAGTAGCGGATGAACTGATCTGGACGCCAACAGTAACTATTTCATTATTAGAGTCGACGTCAAGTTCTGTAACATCGAGTATGATGTCGCCGAAACATTGTCCTGCCCCCAGATCAAGTACTCTAGCCGATCCCCCGACTTCTGCTGCTGCGCTGGATGTTATAGATCCACCATCCCCAAGGAGAAGAGCATGATCATAAGTCCTTTTATTTCTACTCATCTATGACCTCCTTATGCTGTCACAGCAACGTCAGCAATATGTTGTAGTCTTGCCGCAGATTTACCATGAAATATAGCCATACCGTTATACCATTCAACCCTTGTTCTTTTCGCGGGTTTGTCTTCGAGTTCACCGAGATCCCTCACATCCATATCGCCGTTCTGAATACCAGTGAATTTACCGTCACCAAAGCTCACACAATAAATTGATGTCGATGTCGCTCCACCAGTATAAGAAGCTTCTGTAAATCCAAGTATGTCGGTATTGGTGTTATCCTTGTCAACAATAAGAATCGGAAGATCATTGTATTTCGTAATTTTTCTACCAAATGAATCTACGTCCCATGTAAGATAACCGCTCACACCAGTTGCACGGGCAGCAGCAGTAAGTCTACGCCTCATAGTTTTATTCATTATAAGATATTGGGGATCCTCAACAGCATCAATAAGTTGATCGAGTTTAGCCAGAGAAAGAGCTGTACCGCCAGATGTAGTACCAGCGCTTATAAGCTGATCACCTGTACATCTAACCTGAAGACCATCGAATTCCCTAGGCTCAGTTGCCTGATCGCCTTTTATAAACTTAAGGGTCCAATTCAAGGCCAGAGCCTTAATTTTCATCGCTTCCTGAACACTTCTCTGGTCTTCGCCCATTGTCTTGAGAATGAACATGTCGACGTCGAGATCGCCACCCGCGATAACCAGAGGTTCGGTCTGCGGATTTATAATCCCCGTACTTTCTGTGTACCCTTCATTGACCCCTCTGAAACCAATACCAGGAAGAGTTTCTTCCCTATTATACTTCATTGCATTTCCCGCGATATTATCGAACGGAAGCACCATGAGTATATCAGAACTTCTTGCATAAAGTTCTATTATTGCTGAACGAACCACATCACCTGAGTGAAGTTTCGCAGCTTCCACTAATGTAAGTGCCATTAAAATCCTCCAAGATTTTTATTTCTCATTTATTGACTTTGCCTTGCCTTTTTTAATCTTTCTGTAGGGGATAAATTATTGAACTGTTCGGTATTCATCCCGCCTCTATTAACTCCACCCCTGCTTCCACTACCCGAAGGCATTGAATTCAGTAAATGGTGAGCGTTCCTATCAAGCGCAATCCATTTTTTAAACAGTTCTGAAGGTGTGCCCTCAACTGGTTCTGGATTACCATTTTTATCTTCAAGGACAAGTCTTACTCTGGTTTCAAATTGACCCGAGGGCTTGCCTGTTTCATCGAGTATTTCTGCTATAAATGCCTGGCCTTCGAGTTCGAAAAGTGCAGCAACCTGCCCGGGATTACAAAGCTTACTATCTCCAAAAGAAGACATTATCTCATTCGCAATCATAGTTTTTTCAAACCGGCCCTTCCAGACCTGTGCTTCATCTTTAGCAAGTTTTGTAGCGGTCTCGTATTCAAGTTTAGTTTTTCTTATTACTTCTGCAGCACGTTCATCTGCACTCATACCTTCGAGTCGCAATTTTTCAAGTTCAGCTTTTGCCTGAGATCCTTCTCCGGCTTCTTTTTCGAGGGCCTCTAAAGTAGGCTTATACTTATCATCGGCTTCTTTTTTAACAGCTTCACGAGTCTTAGAAATAGTGTGCCCCCAAAATGTTTCGAGTTCTATTGGAACCCAAACTTTCTGATTGGTGACCGGGTCTATCTTTTCGGCATATTTACCACTGAACTTGGGCGCATTATCGCCCCGACCTGCTCCGCCTGCTCCACCACTTCCGTCATCGCCTTCCGCGAATGTCTGTAAATCGAATACTCCGAATCCTAACGGATATTTCAAAAATTCCTTAATCATCTTTTTTGTCTCCTTGCTCTGTTTCTTTTTTATTTTTTAGGCGAGCGGCTTCAGCCACAACGTCTATTTTTGAATCGCTTTTGCCCTGCTCTGGGTCAGCCGTGATGCTGGCTTCTATATCTTTATTTATATCTTCAAGTATATCCGGAGAAAGATAATTGGCAAGCAACTTCTTAACCAGGATATCGAGAACATTTTTACGCAATTTTTTAACGGGATGAACCAGGAGTTCAGTGAGCATCGTCACTTCAGTTCTCAAGTCTTCATCACTATATGCAGCGGTATACTCAATTTTCAAATCTTTAAGATCATAAATCCCCTGCCATGCCGCAGCAGTCCTAAAAATCCACTCCTCGGTCTTACTCATCATCAACGCACCAGTTACGAGGAGGGCTTTCATCTTTTGGAAGTCTATTTTTTTGGCAGCACCGGATTTAACAAACTCCTTGGTTTCATCAGTGCTTAATCCAACTTTCTTTAATACTTCGGCCATATAAAATTCTATGGCTTTAACAAAAGGGTCTATATCATCAAGGCTCGCACCAATAAAACCCGGCTGCGTAGAGCTTTCCATCGAATAAGGCAATATACTCAACGCCCCTACACCGCCCTGAATCAGTTCTTCGGGTGCAGTGCCGTCTTTTGTGGGATATGCAAGCATTTTAAATGTACCGCTAGCAAGCATCTCATCCATATAAGACATATTATTATATATTAATTTTGATACCATAGCGATGTCTTCACATACGGTCTCACTCACAAAATCTGCATTATCATCCCTCCAGCTCACGAATCTGAAAGGAACATATCCTACATTATGAGGAATTTCGTTCGGAGTTACTGGGGTCACTATCTTTTGACCATTGCCGGCATCAGTCATTTCGAAATCCTGATGGCCAGTACGAGTCCAGAGGGTGTAACGGACTATTTCTACTCTAGGCTTGAACGGATCGGTATGATCTGAGTATGAATTGTCTAGTATCACCCAATCAAGTTGGCCATCATTAATGTTTATGTTAAAATCTCTGATTCTAAAAGGAAGGTATAATACACCATAAGGATTTATTTTATTGTCTCTACGATCTTTTTCAGTTCTTATCTTTTCGGGATCAAAATCAGGCGAATCTATTAATATCCCACATGTAAACATAAAGGCATGAGCACTGACTATACGCATAAACTCATCTATTTTTTTGTCACTACCAACATTTTCTAGCAGATAATTTACACTGTCAGGAATTTTACGAGTTGGTAGATTAAGATAGAGAAGCCCGGAAATCATATCAACAATCGGAGAGACTTGATTAAAATATACGGCTCTGGATTTTCGTATTTCAAATGATTTCTGAGATTCTTTAGGATATTTTGTTAGGTATCCACCATCGCTGAAGTAAGTTCCGCCGAGGTAGGCATTATATATGAGAGTCCAGTTATCATCCTTCTTTTTGAGTTCAGGATGTCTGTCTTGAAAAATAACCGAATAATCTGTGGCCAATCATATCCCGCCTTATAAAAAAGTTGCCTCTTATCGCAAAGGCGGCGAAATGATTCGTTTCGTGAATCAGCCGATAAATTAAAAGTCGAGCAAAAGACAAAATCATGTATACTTACACCAATAACAATAATTTGTCAACTATTTTTTATAAACAACTTTCATAACGGACGAATTTGAACCTCGGCTGTTTAAAATGTGTTATTCCCATCTCAAGACAGTCCGGGCCATCATCATATCCATATACAGGATAAAATGCAATCTGATTCATGGCTTCGGGATATCTTGTCTTATAATCCTCCATGAATTGAACGTGCCCGCTATAAAGATTTGGCTGTATAGAAACAATTCTTTCGTGTTTGTTACTACTATGATGAATTGATTCCAAATTTATTTTCCAGCCAATCCGGGAATGTGCATCTTTTATACTCTGTTCTATAAGAGTTACGCCATTGCTTTCGTAAAGCATACTTCTGCAGTTATACAATTTGTTTTTATTTGCAATTTGATGGACAATTAAACTCAACTGCACTTTCTCGTCGATGCAATCATAACAAGTTATGACATCGTTGTGATTATGCAGCCACCACACGAT